TCGGAGCGGGCGGTTACGAAATACACCCGAGGTTTTCCGAAGCGCGTTTACGAGAAGAGTTCAGGGTCACGAAATGAAGCCTTGGACATGCGCGTTTACGCTCTGGCCTGCGTTGACATCATGCGCTTTGACATTGCCAAGTTTGCCGAGCAACTAACCAAGAAACCCGAGAACAAACCCAAAGAAGCGCAACCGCAGTTTCGGCGCGGTGGCTGGGTTAGTAGGTGGTAACGGCCATCACGTTGACATAAACATGAAATTGAATGGCGGCAACGACTTTAACAGCGATGCCCTCGGCATTTTATGCCGGGGATTCATTGCTGCTTTCGATTTCTGTTCCTGACTTCCCGGCTGATTCTGGCTGGACGTTGACGTATTACCTAGGCAGCGACATCTCTTTTTCCGGCACTGCCGATGGTTCGGCGCACAGCTTCACGCTTTCACCAACTACCACGGCGGGTTATCCGGCTGGCACGTATCAAGCTACAGCGCGAGTAACCGACGGCACGACGACACAAACGGTCTGGTCTGGTTCGATTACGATCCTCCCCGGAGTGGCCGGCACTTCGTTTGGGTCAGACCGATTGCCGTGGTATTTCGCCGCCCGCGACACGATGGCAACTGTGCTTACCGGAAAGGCCAGTCGCGATGTAATCAACTCCACCATCGCCGGACAGCAGGTCAGCCGGCTATCTCCCAAAGAGGCGATTGATTTTTACAACTATCTGGACGGGCTTTGTATCAATTACGAGCAACAACAGCTTGCCGCATCCGGAGTCACTGGGTCAAACATGGTGAAAGTGAGGTTTAATCGGCCATGAAATTGTTCGACAAGCTCTTGTCTCGATTGGGCTATCACAAACAGGTCTTGGAAAAGCGCGAATTCAACGGCGCAAGTCTTGGCCGGCTCACGAACGATTGGCTTGCTGGAACTTCAAACGCCGACACCGAGATACGATCAAGCCTCGCCACTCTTCGCAATCGCTGCCGTGATCTGGAGCGCAGCAACGATTACGCCCGGCGTTACCTTGCCTTGCTTGAAAACAACGTGCTTGGACATTGCGGCATCGGGCTGCAAATGAAGATTCGCGAGTTTGTCCGCAAAGAGGGAAAGCTAGTCGAGCAATACGACACGCGGGCGAACTCCATGATTGAGACGCACTGGGAGAAATGGGGCCGCGCCATCTTCTGCACGGTTAGCGGCGGTCTGACTTGGACTCAAGCGCAACAGCTTGTCCTTCGCTCTACTGCTCGCGATGGTTCAATTCTGGTCCGCAAGCATTACCCGAAAGACAACCCGTATCGGTTCGCGCTTGAGCTAATCGAATCCGACCAGCTTGATACGGATTATTCGACATACCTAGGAAATGGTTCGGTGGTCCGGCTTGGGAAAGAATTCAACGCGATGGGCAAATGCGTGGCGTATCACATTCTGCGCTACCATCCCGGCGAGTTTGTGCAACCAATCGCGCAAGGCAAGTATCGCGAGCGCGTTCCGGCTGAACAAATCATCCATGTGTTCCGCCCCGAGCGCGTTGGGCAATCCGGAGGTTTCCCTTGGCTGGTTTCTTCCATGCTGGCGTTGAAGCACCTCGCTGGATTCCAAGAAGCGGTCTTGGTTCACAGCCGCGCTGCCGCTGCGAAGATGGGATTCCTCAAGCAAAGCACAAATACGCCCGGAACATATCCCGGACAGCAGGCTAGCGACGGTTCGCGTTACATGGAGACTGAGCCGGGCGTGATTGAAGTCTTGCCGCAAGGAATGGAGTTTCAGGCTTACGATCCGTCCTGCCCTAGCTCGACTTACGCGGATTATTCCAAGGCCGTTCTGCGCGGGCTTAGCGCCGGTCTTAACGTCTCTTACAACTCCCTTGCCAACGATCTTGAGAACGTGAATTACTCCAGCATCCGGGCCGGGCTTTTGGATGAACGCGAGGAATGGAAGAAGATTCAATCGTGGTTTGTGGATTGTTTTGTGCGGCCCGTGTTCGAGGAATGGCTGGCGATGGCGCTTACGGCTGGAGCAATCAGCGATAACGGCCAAGTATTGCCGGCGGCAAAGCTCGACAAGTTCAACACGCCCGAATTCAAGCCGCGTCGCTGGGACTGGGTTGATCCGCTCAAGGACATGCAGGCAAATGTCCTAGCGGTGGAAAAAGGATTCAAGTCGCGCCGGGCAATCATCAGCGAAGGCGGCGGGGACATCGAAGACGTGTTCAAGGACATCGCCGCCGATGAACAACTTGCCGAGGATAACGATTTGGACTTCGACGAAGACTCCAGCGAACAAGCCAACGCCCAGCAGGAGACTCCGGACGCGCCGGACAATCCGAAAACCGCGTTGACAAAAACCGAAGATTGATGAGCACCGAAACCATCGCGCTAGAGCCAGTTGGACTACCAATGTCCAACCGGCTTAACGCCGCCGAGACGTTCAAGCGGGAGGCGTCATTTGACCCTTCCGGCCTCAACGCCGACAAGCGCACCTGCGAGCTTTCGTTTTCCAGCGAATTACCAGTGCAGCGCGGTGATTATATGGAAGTGCTTTCGCATGAGCCTGGCGATTGCGATTTGTCCCGCCTGAATGACGCGCACCCGTTGCTGCTCAACCACGATCCCGAGCGGCAAATCGGAGTTGTGGAATCGGCGGCGATTCGCGCCGACAAGAAAGGCTGCGCGACAGTTAGATTTTCCAAGTCTGCTCTCGGAGACGAGATTTGGAATGACGTGAAGGACGGCATCCGCCGATTGGTTTCGGTTGGGTATCGTCGCACAAAAGAGTTGATGAGCGAAACCCGTGACGGAATGGAATTCGTCCGCTTTGCTTGGCAACCTTACGAGGTCTCCATTGTTTCCGTGCCAGCCGATGCCACTGTTGGTATTGGCCGGGGTGCGGAGAAACCAATCCAAGAGAAAGTTTCAAATATGAGTGAAGTGTCTGTTGTAAATGAACCGGCCAAGCGCGATTACCAGAAGACCGCTTCTGAGATTCTCGCCATCGCCGCAAACCTCGAAGGCAAAGTCCCGAACATTCGCGAAATGGCCAACGCCGCAATCACCAGCGGTAAGGACGTGAGTGAATTTCGCGCCCAAGCCCTCGACAAACTCCCTGAAATCCAACCCGTTAGCGCGAAGTCTCCTTTGGCCGACGTGAAGGCCCGCGACTGGAATAACTATTCCATCTCCCGCGCCATCGCGATGATGTTGCCCGGCAGCAAGGCCGATGGGTTCGAGCGCGAAATCAGCGATGAAATGAGCCTGAAGACGGGCAGCCGTCCGACTGGTCTGTGGATTCCTGATGAAGCCTTCGTCGCAAAACGTAATTTCGTGGCCGGCACGAACACGCTCGGCGGTTTCCTCGTGCAGACTGACAATGCTGCGGACCAATTCGTTGAACTGCTCCGCAACCGGGCGCAGGTCTTGAATCTCGGTGCGCGGGTGTTGAACCTCAGCCGGCCCACGACCATTCCGCGTCAGAACGCGGCGGGTGGGGTGACGATTGTTGCCGAAACCACGGCGAGCACGCTCTCGACTGGTAACTTCACGCAGTTCACACTCACGCCCCAGGCTGCTAGCGCGTATCAACAGTATTCAAAGCAGCTTTTGATGGAGAACAATCCTTCGATTGATGCTTTGATTCGTGACGATATCATGCAGCAGATCGCGCTGCGAATTGACTTGGCGGCGTTGCATGGATCAGGTTCGGGCGAGCCTACCGGCATCATTGCCACCACGGGTATCGGCACGGTCCTGCTCTCCACGAACGGCCTGTCGCTGGCGAATACCACGGCTTATCCGGCGATGGTTTCGCTCGAAACGAAGGTTGCCACGGCGAACGCTGATGTTGGCGCGTTGGCTTACCTGATGCGTCCCGGCCAGCGCGGTGCGTTGAAGACCCAATCCAGGTTTGCAAGCTCAGACACTCCAGTGTGGGACATTCGCACTCCCGGACAGCCGGTGAACGGTTATCGTGCTGAAGTCACGGCGCAGATTGCGACCAACCTCACGGAAGGTACGGCCACGACCATCTGCTCGACGGTGTTCTTTGGTAACTGGAATGACCTCATCGTGGCGCAGTTCGGGGCGACGGACATTGTTTCGGATCCTTACACCAAGGCTGAGAATGGCGTAGTGCGTATCTTGGCGCGTCGTTGGTTCGACATCGGGGTAAGACACCCGGCTAGCTTTGCTGTCCTCGGAGGCGTGCTTACTACGTAAGTTGTTGGGTGGTGTTGCTTGGTTCGCCCCGTCCGGAGCAATCCGGGCGGGGTTTTCGTTGTCAACGCTTCCATTATTGAATGAAGATTAGACTTTTAAGCGGTGTGGTTATCAAAGGCAAACCCGGCGTGCGCGTTGGCGATGTAGTGGACGTGAGTTACAACGACGCGATGGAATTGTGCGGGCCGGGGTTTGCCGAGGTTGTTTCCGAAGATGTTGGAAAGCCTATTCCAGAGCCGGTTCAAGTGCGCGAACCCGAGGTTGAGAATCGCGATCCGGTGATTGAACCGAAAGTCTCAAAACGCAGCCGCAAGACGCTGCCGTGAGTTGCGCGGACAAGATCATCCCTTTTCAATCC